TTCTCGCCTGCGAACCACTGTGCGCGGGGTCGACATCGTGTGGTTTGTTGCACTGAAGGAGCAGGACCGATGAGCGCTCGTTACGACACGCTGGTGATTCGTGGAGCCGCCACCACCAGCGTGCCTCGCGAGGCAGCAGGCGGCGAAGTGGTCGCGTGGTCGGCAGGCCATGCGCTGGCAGAGCACGGGCCGCTTGAGGAGTTCGTGAGCGCCCTGGCTGATGGCTGTTTCGATGATGTGGAAACAATCGAAGCCAGGGCTGCGGAAGTGCTTGAGCTGTCGCGCCGGCAGCGCGACCAGGGATGGCTCGACACGGAGGCGCGAGCTGATGCCTAGCCTTTTCAAATGTCGCCGCTGCCGCTGGGTCGGCACCCATGCCGAATTGCGCAACGTTCCCAACCCGAAAGACCGCTTTATTTCCGACAACGTCTGCCCGCGCTGCGGCTGTACGACCTTCACTGAAGCACAGGAGCCGAAACATGGCTGACATCCAAAACACCCAGGCTCCGGCCGGCTACCGTCAGGACGCCCAGGGGCGCCTGATTCCCGAGAGCATGATCAAGCCGATCGACCAGGAGCGCGACCGCCTGGTGTTGCATCTGGTTGACCGCGCTCACGAGCTGAGCACTGAGCTGGCTGACTTCAAGGCGGTGGCGTTTGGCGACATCAGGGCCTTTATCGAGATGAGCTTCGAGCAATACGGGGCCAAGCTGGGCGGAAAGAAAGGCAACGTGACACTGTTTTCTTTCGACGGCCGCTACAAGATCCAGCTTGCTGTGCAGGAAAGCATCGTTCTCGATGAGCGCCTGCAAGCGGCGCGCTCTTTGATTGACGATTGCCTGCGTGAGTGGACCGAGGGGGTTCGTCCAGAGGTGGTGGCTTTGATCAATGATGCTTTCCGCACGGACACCAAGGGCGAGATCCGTACTGCGCGCGTTCTTGCGCTTCGGCGGCTTGAGATCCAGGACGAGCGCTGGCAGCGGGCGATGCAGGCGATCGGCGAGGCGTGCCAGGTCATAGGATCGAAAAATTACATCCGCCTGTATGAGCGCGTTGGCGACACCGACGAGTACAAGGCAATCAGCCTTGACGTGGCGGGTGTTTGATATGGATCAGGAGCGCATTCTCGACAAGATCAAGAAATGCCTGGAAATGGCGAAGTCCAGAACCAGCAACCCTCACGAAGCCGAAACCGCGCTGCGTCAGGCGCGGAAGCTGATGGATGCATACAGTTTGGAAATGGGCGACGTGCTGGCCAGCATGGCTGGCGAGACGCAAATCCCGGCGGGCTCTGAGGGACAGCCTCCACTGTGGCGCGTTCGCCTTGCCCAGGTTTGCGCGCATGCGTTCGGCACTCGAATGATCATTACGCACAGCTGGCTGACCGGTGGCGGCTTCATCTTCGTTGGCTGCAGCGCGGCGCCCGAGCTGGCCGGCTACGCCTACGAAGTGCTTGAGCGGCAACTACAGAAGGCGCGGCGGGATTTTCTGTCTACGCAGAAGCGCTGCAAGCGATCCACGAAGGTTGCGCGCGGCGACGCGTTTGCCAATGGCTGGATCGATGCCGTGTATCACAAGGTGGATGAGTTTGCCGGCGTGGAAGACAACATCGCCGAGGCGATCGAGGCGTACATGGCCAAGCATCACCCCGACCTGGAGCAGGCAAAGCTGAAGCGGCGCAAGCTCAAGGCGCGTGATGAGGGGGCGGTCTCGGCCGGCTATCTGGCGGGCAAGTCTGCGCAGCTTCACCAGGCTGTCGGACATCAACCGCGCGCACTGCTGACAGCGGGGGCCTGAAATGCGTATCCAGTGCCCTTGCTGCGGTGAGCAGTACCCTTTGGAGTCGGGTCTCGCAGACGATGAAGGCAAGCGCCTGGCAGCTCAGTTTGCTGAAATGGAGCCCAAACTTGGCCGGGCGGTGTTGGCATACCTTCGCCTGTTCAGTCCGGCCAAGCGCGGGCTCCGCACATCGCGAGCGATCAAGCTGATTGAGGAGCTGATGCTGCTTATAAAGGAAGGCAGCGTCACCCGCGACGCCCGGACCAGCGACAGGAAGCCGGCCAGCGCCGCGCTATGGGTCTCGGGAATCGACCAGATGCTCGGCCAGCGCGATCGCCTGACCCTCCCGCTCGAAAACCACCACTACTTGCGGGCTGTCGTGTTTGGAATTGCCAGCGACCCGCAGCAAGCGCGCCAGGCTCAGTTGGCTGCGCCGTCAGTGGTGAAACAAAAAGGCCAGACCCCGCAACAAATTATCCAGGAGCAGATCGGCCGTATTGAAGGCGACGTACTGCTGAAGATCATTTCGAAGGAAGAAGGCGAGCGGCGGCTGGCTGCCTTGCTAGGAGAGCGAGTATGAGGGCAGCTAATCGACTCCGCTTGATCAAGCTTATTCATGTTGCCCGGCGCGACCTGGGCATGGATGACGATACGTACCGCTTGATGCTGGGCGGCATGTCTGGCTTGGAAGGAGCCACCTCCACGGCAGATTTGAGCATTCCAAACCTGGAGCGGGTTTTGGAACAGCTAAAGCGCAGGGGCTTCAAGGTTCGTCCAAATAAGCAGGCCCGCCCGCTGGCTGACAGCGAGCAGGCCAAGAAGATCCGCTCACTCTGGCTGACCCTTCATGGCCTGGGCAAGGTTCGTGACCCTTCCGAGACGGCGCTCGCTTCCTTTGTGAAGAACCGGACCAAGGTCGAGGCGCTTCAATGGCTCAACGTGGACCAGGCCAGCCGAGTGATCGAGCATCTTAAACAGTGGGTAGGGAGAGCAGAATTATGAGCACGATGCGCGGTGGTGATTTGCTTGCCGAGGCCGTAGACCCCATAGCCAAGGCGCTCCAGGAAAGCCTGGGCGTTAGCTCTGATCTGGCTGAGGCGGCGAGCGTAGAGATAACAATGCTGTTTGCACACCTGTGGGGAGGACAGGTCGTTTACATCCCAAAAGGCGTCAGCGTGCAGGCGTCCAAGCTGCATCAGCAGATCTATGACGACTGGACCGGTCGCAACCATAGCGAGGTTGCTACCAAGCACGGCGTCTCAGTGCAGTACGTCTACAGAGTGATCAAACGCATGCGCAAAGCGATCATCGCGCGAGACCAGCACGACCTGTTCGCTCCACCCGAAATCGACTAACCTGCCGAGGCAAGGACGCCTCTTTCCCCTTTGCAACTTCTGCAATCCATTTGCAAACTACATCCCATCGAATCCCGGCCTTTTCCGGCCAATCCCATATTTATCTTATCTTTCCCTTAGGGATTATCTGGTTCTAGCTCACTCGTGCTCGACCAGAAAACTCTTGTTGAGCACATACACAGCACGATAGGGATTCGCCGCCTCTTCCTTGATGTCGTCCTTGTGAAAGGCAAAGAACAGCGCAACGTAAGCTGAATAGGTCCAGTCCAGCAGAGGGGTCATCAGACCATGGTGCTGGCCGACGGACCACAGCTCGTCGTCCTCGTCCACCATAGCTGCATCACTGAGCCGCCCACGTACTGCACGCTTGAAGCGTTCCAGCTGCATTTGCGCCAACTCCTCGGTGACGATGCCGTTAGTGGTCAGTCGCCCCAGTGTGGGCATCAGGCTCCAGTCGAAGCGGCGATGCCCACGAAACACCAATTGCACACCGTGTCGGTTGAAGAAGTCACTCTCCAAGAGATCGGTGAAGTGTCGCCAGGATTCCAGCCGCGTCACTGGAATACGCCCGCTCAGCTCGTCGGCCATGATCTCGAACCGCCTGGTCGTGCTGTCGGTGC